ACTCTGGCCCAGGCATACCACCCATCCGAGCCAGGAATGATGCTCTGCGCGGATTGTCACCAGACTTAACAGGAGCCTTCAGGTCTGATCCTGGATTGGCTCTTTCGTAGGACTTCCTACCAGCCTCATTCAGCCCACCAGAAGGACTTTTACCGGCCTTGCGAGTCCATGCAGGTGACTTCATTTCTGCTTACCTGCCCTGATGTTATCCACCAGATTAGGGTAAGGTCTGCCAGCAGCAGCCGCCATTGCCTTAGCAGACTTCTTCTGCTTCTTCGACAGCGGATCAGGTTTGCCAGCAGACTTAGGCCGAGGCTTGTCCCAGATAGGCTTCATTTCTTCGGGTACTTTGGAGCGTTGTTCTTGGCAGGCTTGGGCTTTTTGTACTTCGGTTGATTGGTCGTACCCATTAATCTTCCTCCATCATCTTAGCCATCTTGAGCATGATCTTATGCTTCTCAGTCATGCCCTTAACAGGCCCACCAGACAACCAACGGTCACAGACATAGTCCTCTGAACACCGGAAGTCCCATCGCGCACAGTAGCCAATGTCATCCTCGTCAACGATGTCCTGCATCTCTTCCGGCAGACCCTGGACGATGCAATCAATCATCTCTGGCGTCTGAATGAATCGAGCACAGTTACCGCAGGTGGTGCTCTCATCGCCAGACTCGGCATACATCGCCTTGGACTCAGCCTCAGCCTTGTTCCGATCATTGACCTTCTGATCCTGCGTTGAGACTGGACAACCGTTCATTTCGCCCTCTTTGGCATCTTTTTGTACGCAGATTTAGGGGTTGCCTCGATCATCTCTTTTGCAACCTTCTGCGGGACTCCGGTTGACTTAGCAACCTTCTTTGACCCGGCTGCTGCGTACATCAACCGCTGCTGCTGCTTGCTGGTGATCGGCATTTCAGTCCTCGACGATGTGCTCTAAGTGCCCAATACGCCCAATAACACCCATCTTATCAACTTCTTGCACACTTGTCTCCGGCAGGAATTTGAACAATCCATGCTCGATGTCAAAGACTTTTTTGTCCTTCCACTGACTCCAATGGAATGCCAGTGAGCGTTTCAGCGCCAGTTCTAATGTCGGAATCTGTGTGCTTGGTATTCCGTAGCACCGAGTCATATACATATGTGATGTTCCACATTCCTCCAGGCTGAATCCTGTCGGAATCCTGCGCTTGAACACCAGCTTCTCCGGATCGTGCAAGCCTGGATTGAAGTCATCCGTCAACTGATAGCGACCACTCACTTTGTAGTTGTTAGCCTCAGTCAACCAATCCAGTGACCGGATCATCACCTGCATCTCAATTGAGTTCTGGATGAACCCTCTTGGCAATCCACTGTCATGCGCCTCATGGATAAAATCGCAATCCCAGAACGGAACCAGATGCACCCTGCGCGGGATAGCCTCTAGGAAGGCTTTATCGGGCCTATAGCGAGATGATTCTGTCAGGACGATGGAGGACAGCGGGAATCGCTTCCAGATGCTCTCAAGCGTTCCTAGTAGCTCATAGCAGCGTCTTTCGTCGTTGTTGATCGCTGATGTGACCAAAAATCTCATTTCCAGCCACCTCTTGTGCTTTTCCATTCCTGCGTTGCAAATACCTGTCCTTTGCCCTTGTAAGTGGAGCCAGCAAAGTGTTCAGGCAGGAAATAGTGGCTCGGATAAACAGTGAGATCAGAGAATTCATGCTCATGCATTGTCTGAGTGATTCGTGCTGGCCCAGAGAACTCCCAGGCCATCCTATCGCCTGGAGTGTCGTTTTCCAGGTCTTTGATGATCTGACCAATGAACGGATGGCGCGGGACTGATCCGACCACACCGTTTGCGATCAGCCCTGGACGCTTTGTCTCTGACTCCCAGGACGCAAAGACATCCGGCTCCAGCAGCCAGTCCTCCAGCGGTCTGACGCACAGACTGTCAGCGTCTAGCGCGATCCCACCGTGGTTGTAGAGGATCTCCCACCTCATGCAGTCAGCAACACCGCAAAGCTCCCGCTCCCAGAAGTGCCGCATATGCTTGGCAAGTAGCCAGCCAGATTTAAGGTCGCTGTTGCCCCAGACCTTGACCTTGTAGCTGGGATTTTTGTCGATCCATGACTGGATCTCTGCGTCTGGACGTTTTGACTCATCACCAACCCAGACAAAATGTAGTCGTTTTGGTATCAAAAAAAGTGCCTCCACGCAGGAGGCACAATCGGGGAGACACCCAAGGAAGGAGCACCCCAATTGTGCCAGATTTATCTTGCAGACGGAAACAGCAGTTCTGGTTGCTTTTGTGCGCCTTTCACCAGCAACTCTTGCGCTGTCATCTCGACCATGTGCTGCCGACCGTAACCCGGTGAGACAAACTTTCCACGCTTCAGCCAGTGCGGAACCCAGGTGATGCCTCTCAAAACATAACAGTCTGTGGCCAGCTTCATACGATCGTCTCCTTTATAAACACCCCGTTAGGCATCAGAGTGCCTTTCCGGTCTTTGATCTCGTTAAACGCACCCTCCAGGCAGTCCAGCATATCCAGCCCTGCAAGCTCACAGAAGTTGATCATGCAGACCAGAACATCACCCACAGCGTCAGCAGTCAGAGCAACATCCTTCTTGGCAATCCCGTCTGCAAGCTCACCCATCTCTGAAACCATTTTCAGGAACTGAGCGTTAGCTGTTGAGTTTGGGATGATCTGTCTGGCCCTAGACCAGCCGACAACCCGCACATAAAGCTCATCGAAAGACATTGTTGGCATGATCAGACTCCTTCTGGATCTTTAGAAACTGAGACATGAGTCTGGCTTGTGCTGCCATTTCCACCAACAAATTTTGAGCTTCGTTGTAATTTTTGTTCAAAAGTTGGATCCACAGATTTCCAGTCATCTGATTCAGGGTCAGCCAGTGCGACGACCAGTCCACCGGGTTGTTGAGCATCCCAGAGCCTCTTGTTGAACCGGAATGCTCGTCTGTCTTCTGAGTTGAATGATCCAATCTTTTTCTCCGTGTCATCGTCCATTGCTTTGATAAGTGCTTTTCGGAAGTAACTTACCTCGATATCCAGGTAGTGCAGATAACTTTCCAACGCATCTGTCCACAGAAAATCGTGAGCGGTTAAGCAGTCGAATGTCAGTTTGAAGTGCTTTTCTCCGAATGGTTTGAATGGTTTGATGCAAGCATCACGCATTGCGGTTGCGACAACCGCTGCGATCAACCGTTGCTCTGGGATTGATTTGTAGACCTGATCAAGTTCTGGTGTCACCGACGATCTCCTTCTTTAGGTTGTCAGGGATTTTGGGAATTGGAAACCAACCGATGTACCACTTTTCTTTCCCGTCCCACCATCCTGTTGTTGCAATTCCAGCCTTGTTGAGTAGCTGAACCTTCTTGTTGATTGGACAGGTGTCCATCGTGCGAAAGAATAGGCTTGCGTCTGTCTGTGCGTTGTCTGACTGCATCAGTCCCTCAACAATGCGCCGATGGATGTGCGCTGATCTTTCTTGACAAACTCAGCGACAAGCTCTGCAAACCGGGTAAGTTGCTCATCGATGACATGATGAGTGTGTGAGATGCAGTTGGGCTGGAATTGCCTGGACTCCTGGTCGATGATGAATCCAGCCTCTGCTGCCATGCGAATGATGTCATCGTGTGTCACCCGTTCTTCTCCTTCAGCTTTTCTTCAATTGCTTTTGCAATCATACGAACAAGTTTCGATGGCTTTTCCCTGTTGCGTTCTTGTAAGCAGTCATAAATCTCCTCATCCGTCAGCCCTTGCCATTGGCGCGGCTTCTCTGCCTCTTCGATTGCAACGCGTTCAGCAGCAACAACAAGGCTGGCAAACCTATCAAATACATTTACATACTCCAGCCAGTCCATGTTTTCAGAATCAAACCATTCGATTGCTTTTGACTCGTGCATCATTTGTTTTATTTGTTGCCTAGTCATTCTGATACTCCCTAACGCGATCCATTTGAATGTCGATGTTCATCCAGTCCTTGTCTGTAGCTTTACGCTCCAACCACGGTGCTGGCCTACCTCTGCGGTCACACACTTGATAAGTTGCATCGCTCCATCCGTAGTAGTCCAGATCCGACGCAGCGTTGCGAGAGAAAGATCCATTGACTCGCTCATAGCTGACCAGCTTGACGATGCAGGGGATGCCTTGAATCCTGGTTTCAATTTCCATTATCTTCGCTCCAGTTTTCCATCGGGGTTAGCCGTTTCTGCTGTCAGTGACTGCGCTGGAACCTCGTATGTGGCCCAGGTTGCTCCGCAGTCCTGACATTTCTTCCGTCTCCAGATCCACCAGTATCGAGTGTCTTTTCTTGTTTCTAATGTCTTGGATGACCAGGATCCACACTCAACGCAGGTACTCATCCTCGACCTCTACCTGCAAGGACTCCAGAACCACCTTGATGTTGATTTTGGCATCCAGGGTTGCCAAGAACGACAGAGTATCTGGCCGATCCTTGGTCATCTGGTTGTTTGCCCACTCGATTGCTTCCAGAGCTTTGGCAAGGGTTGATGCTTTGATCTTCATTTCTGCTCCTTGGTTGTGTGTGCTGCTGAGTGAAACTTTACATCAGCCTTTCTTGTTTGTGTTGTGTTTTGCTGAAATATTTTTTAATCGACAGCGACAGGTCTATAGATTTCCTTTATAGCCAGCAGTTGACCCCTAGCTTCCGGGGTGCAGTCCCGTCCGTCTGTGGCGATATGGTGATCCCAGATATCTCTCAGCCTAGTGTCTTGCTTGACACCTCTCCAGAGCAGCATGACAGCCTGTGCTGACTTTGGGTGCTTTGCCCAATGCAACGGATCGTATGCTGGTGTCCTGATCTGTGCTACAGCAGACTGGATGAGCTTCTGGCCTTCCGGAGTGATCTCCTTGGCTGGAGGTGGCAGCGCGGTCTTGTGCTCTGGTCGGTTGAACTGCTTGCACAGACGGATGAACTCTGCAAGCGCAGGTGGCCACTCAGGAGGGTTCTCAGCTAGAGACGCCAGCGCAGCACGAATGGCATCAGGGTTAGCTGATCGCAGGAACTGCTCCCAGGCTGCCGACAGATCAGACCATGATTGATCTGACACATTGAACACAGCTTTGGTCTTGTTGCTTCCAAACAGCGTCTCAAAACGGAACAGAATCCTCTGGAAGTACGGGAACTTGTCCATTGCTCGTCTCCATGTCGATGGTGTTGTCAAAACCTTGCATCCTGCGGCTCCAACCGTCCTTAGATCCTTTTGCTATCCAATCAGCAGAAAAGCCCTGCCAACCTCTTGCACAAGCCATCTCAAGCGCAGCATCCAGCGACATACCAGCCTTGCTAGCCTCGTTCCTTACCGTCCTTACAACACGGTCAGTCACAATCGCCTTCTTCTGCCTTCTCAATGCAATCCAATCATTCCAGACTTCTTCTCTAACATCACTTGGACACACAAGCGCACTTGTGCGCTCTCTTTCTTTTACATTGGTTAATGGTTCTTGGTTATTGGTTATTGGTTTATGGTTAGCATTGCCAACGGATTGCGTTTTTACTTCGTTCGCAATGCCATCGCTATGCGTTCGCATCCATCTAGCATTAGCACTTTCTTTTGCTTTCAATGACTTAGATGCGTACTCTGCCAACTCCTCATCTGCTCGCTTGTTACGAAAAAAATCTCCGTCTCGGAAAAAAAATTCTTCCAGAACAGTCTTAACGGCGTTTTTTTCTTCTCGTGTGCGAGCGCCAACTAACCTTTGCAGTCGGTCTATGTCGGCAGGAAGAGGTCGCTCATCTGCGTAGTACTTACGCAATAGCCTAGTGTAGGCAGCATCCTCGACCATTGACAGGTGAGCAGTAGCCTGTGCGTAGTCGTTGATGTGCAGACGGAAATAATGCACAACAATCTCCATCGGTGCTGGCCTATCCGGTGAGAATTCCGGCAGGTCTGCACCCAGGACGGGTTAAGAAACGGTCAGATAGACCAGCCCGATGGAGACTGACTCACTGACCTGCTATGCGCTTCTCACGGCGCAGAACAATCTTACAACGCTCACCGACACATTGCAAAAAACGGGTCATACGCACTACGCGCTTTCTGCTTCTCCCTCCACCGACGCTTGACCAGCGTGTTTGGCTCCCTGGGTGGCCTAGGCAAGTCTCTACCCTGTCCAAACCGGTACATAGGCAGCTTTATCCTGCCGTTTAGGACAACTTCCCAATCAGCGATGTAGAGCATCTTTCTCTGGTGCATACGCCTGAGAATCGACCGACAGAACTCAACAGACAGACCTGTCTGCCTTGCAAGCTCCTTGGCTGTCATCGGCTCCCGCTGCACCAACACAATCAGGTCGAGCAATGAGTCCGGAAGGCTCACTTTGTGCCTACCAAGTTTGCTTCGAACAACACCAGTATCGTTTTTCTCCATGCTGCTTCCCATAGCTCCTTCCTTTCCCCGTAGTCCAGTTTTGATCCCTGATCAATGTTGTGGTGACACGACACACACAGAGCAGCGACATAGCAGTCATGCGCTTTCATTGCCATGCCTTTGCCGTACTCGCCCCAATTCGCATGAGCAGCTTGAGTCTCGTTCTCCTTGCCACACAACTGACAAGGCAGACTGGCGACTGCTCTCAACAACGGTTTACTTCTGTACACGATGCCACCTCATGATTTCAGCTTGCAACGCTTCTCGACCACCCATTCCGCGAGCCTTCTCCACTAGCTCCAGGTAGGCTCTCCTGCGTTCTTTTTTCATCCGCAACACAAACTGAGCCTCGCAAAACAACACATATGCCCTGGAGTGCAGACCGACTATCGTTCCGTCTGGTAAATACTTGGCAACTGCATGATCGTGTCTCTCTCCACACGCATCGCAGACAAGTCCTCCGTCCATACAAGACCTCGTTCAGTCGCCCATGCAATCACCTGCTCCACATACTCGCTGAATGCAGCAGTCGTCATCCCTGTCGTTGTCGGCTCCAGTTCGACCATCTGCCCACCAGGAAGCTCACGCATCCGTCCAGGAAGCAACAGAGTCTTGAAGTAGATGTGCCAAGTGTCCGGATGATGCCCTTGTCCTCCAGGCATGATCTGCTCACTTATCGCTTGCAAGACTGCCCAATAGAGCGAGTTCTGAGCGGTTGAACGGTTGGGTTTGGAAATCGACACCACCCAACCCGGTTTCGCGGCTTGGACAGCCTCTAAAGCCCTCCTACGGGCATCCTCGTTTGTCAGCGGGATCAGCATAGTTCCTCCACCTTGCACTGCCAGCGGTTGCCTTCCTTGTACCAGCCATGAATCTGGACTCTCCACCCTGCGCGAACCATCTCAGGGTATGCATCAGAGTCCTGGATCTTGTGTCTGCGGCTGCTCATGTTGGACTTGCTGGTGGTCTGCACTGCCAGCGTCTCACCGTTGCCGATGGCTAGGATGTCGATACATCCAAACAGATCGTGTTTGCGCTTGGTGAAGCCGTTGTAATGCTCGACGATGGCCACGGTGTAACCGTCACCTTCAAGCTGCCACTTGCTTCGTGCTGTCAGTGTTGTCATTGAAAAACCCCGGAACAAGCCACTCTTTGCGAACCTTGCCACCAGTCAACTCCTCGATCTGGAGCGCCCTGGGTAGCGGGACTTTGCCAGCCTTCCTCCAGCTATAGAGGTTCTGTCGGTGGAGTTTGAGAGCAAGACAGAGCTTGCCTTTGCCGCCCAAGATGGCAGCAGCGTAGTCGAGAGCATTGGGAACGTTCATTGTGTTACCTCCTGACCACATTACAACACATTGCCAATCGCTTGACAAGCACAACAGACTGCCTTACACTAGCTTCACCTTAACAGGAGCACAACATGGAAAACGATCAAGACCGTTGGGAGTACGAAGTTCAGCGCCACCAGGAGTCGGAAGAACTCAAGAGCAAGGTGATCGATGCTCTGCTGTGGGCTATCTCGTTCTCGCTGCTGATGCTGTTGTTCTGGCTGGCACTGGCAGCATGATCAACGATCCCGGTTTCGTCTGGAGAAGTAGCGCCGCCACAGACGTAACAATCACATGGCGCAAGTTTGGTTGGACACCCATTTCAGAGAGGACAGACAATGAAGCAGATCGCATCCGCGCTCGTCAAAGCACAGCGCGAGTTTGGGCCAGCGTTGAAGACCAGTCGCAACCCTCACTTCAAGAGCAAGTACGCTGACCTTTCAGCGGTAGTTGAGGCTGTCATTGACGGTCTGAACAACAACGGTATCGCTCTGATCCAGCAGACGCATGAGTGCGAGTCTGGTGTCATCGTCGAGACTCTGCTGATCCACGAATCGGGTGAACAGATTAGTGGTGGCAGGCTCCACGTTCCTGCCAGTAAACAGGATGCTCAAGGTTACGGATCGGCTCTGACCTATGCCAGACGCTACAGCTTGATGGCAACGACAGGCATCGCTCCAGAGGATGACGATGGCAATGCTGCAAGCAAACGCCAGGATCTGAACCCTGAAGTGATCGCACAGATCATCCTCAACACTCAGACGATGGATGACCTCAAGTCCTGCTATGCAAAAGCCTTCAAGCAGTTCCAGGGTGATCAGGCTGCTCTGGCAGTGATTGAAGAAGCAAAGAACCGCAGGAAGGCTGAACTGATGGAGATCAAGTGATGAACTTACATATCCACAAAGTGATTTCTGTTGAGATTGATGCGATTGACACGCAAACAATTCCATCAGGGCAATACTCGACACGCAAGATCATCGTCAAAACAACAAATGGACTTGAATTTGAACTAGTGCTTTTTGCAGAACTTCCGCAACACTTGGACGTAACGTCAGTCGAGCCTTACTATGAAGAACAGTCGCTCGACTACTTCAATCGCTATATGGCCGGAGATCGATGATGAACCCAAGGAAAGCGTTTTTCGACCGGTCAATCGCTGTTTTGGATTCGCTTGGATGCAAGTACAAAATCCAATCTGAATGGGGGGAATTTGGCACTCTTGAACTTGCAGCACCAAAAAAGACTCGCAACCAGTATCGTCCTAGAGGTTATTTAGACAGCATCTTCAATCCAATGTTTGATGGCATGAAGGTCGGAGATGTTGTGGTTGTCAGATACGAACCGCTTAAAAAACTTAACACATTCCAGTCGATTGAAGACGCTGGAAAAACACTGCATAAGTGGTTCTGTCGGCAGTATGGCACTGGGTCTGTCACATATCACACCAACAAAAAAGATCAGTCAATTGAAGTCATGAGGTTGAAATGATGGAACAGCGCACAGCGGAATGGTTCGCTGCGCGTCTCGGGTCAGTCACTGCATCCAGGGTGTCGGATGCTCTGGCTGGCCCAGATACAGCGGCAAGACGCAACTACCTCGTCCAGCTTGTCACCGAGCGTCTGACAGGCATACAACAGGAATCTTTCACAAACGCAGCAATGCAATGGGGGATAGAGACTGAGCCGTTTGCAAAGGTCATCTATCAAGCAAGCCTGAAAGGAGATGCGTTTGTTTCAGATGCTCCGTTTGTCAAGCATCCAACAATTGAATGGTTTGGCGCATCACCGGACGGGTATGTCGAGGACGGACTGCTAGAGATCAAGTGTCCTAATAGCACGACACACATCGACTACCTTATGGCTGGCAAAGTTCCAACCAAGTACCACAAGCAGATGCTGGCTCAGTTAGCTTGCACAGGCAGGGAATGGGTGGACTTTGTGTCGTTCGATCCTAGAGTTCCAAATCACCTACAGTTGTTTGTCGTGCGATTCCAACCCAAGAAAGAGGAGATACAGAAGCTGGAAGAAGGAGTGCAGAAGTTCTTGGATGAAGTCAACAAAGCAATGGAGGCTCTCAATGCCCGTCAAGTTTGATGTTGTTGCCGCGACTGGAACCTATACCGCCAAAGACGGTTCCGAGAAGAAAACCTGGATGAAGATCGGATCAGTCATCCAGACACAGAAAGGTCTGAGTCTCAAGCTCAACGCTGTCCCGGTTGGTTGGGATGGTTGGGCTATGCTGGCAGAGCCGAAAGAAGCACCGAAACCCAAGGCAGACTACGATGACGATCCACCCTTCTGATCCAGACTGCCAGACACCAGAGCAATCCCTAGAGCTTGCTTTGGTGTTG